TTATATATAATTTTGTATTGATTTACCATTATCAAATGTATAATCTAATGATATGGTTTTTAATCTTGTTTTTTGTAATATCTTAAACTGCATTGCAAATGCTCTTTTAATAATTTCTGTATAGTAAGCAAATGGATTTTCATATCTGTCTTCATCAAAATGATACCAGTTTTTTATTATTACTTCATAAGCATAACATTCACAGTCATATCTATCTTCTTCATCTTTATATCTAAATTTCTTAGATATATTTTTTACTATCTTCATACATTGTTCTAATAGTTTTGGTGTAATAATACCCATTGCTTTTGATATAATAACTTCTCTCATCATTTCTTTATTCTCAATATAATGACTTTCATTAGTTCTACTTGTATTTATAATACCATATTTTTTAATAGCTTTATCTCTTTCAATAATTGCTTCTTCAATAGTTGTATATAAGCCACAATACTTGGCTTTACCATTTACCCATAACATTATTTGGTATGAACCACATGAATGTTTTACTATATATTTTTCTTTATTCTTCATATTATGATAAGTATTCTATTAGTAATAGTTGTATTTTGTCTCTAATATTTCTTACTTTATCTTTATCATCAAAAACTTTTAGTAAGTCAAAGTTTAGTTCTATAATCTGGTCTTTAATTTGTTCTTTAGTATCCATTTAATATCTGTTCTATTTTTTTGTTTCTTTCTTCTTGTAATAACCATTGTCTAAATGGTTGAAAATCTAATTCATATCCTAACTCTTCTAAGAACCAAGATGTGTTATTTTTTCTTTTATGTAAATTTCTTTTCTCTATCATTTCTTTCTTAACAAAATCTGGTATGTTAGAATTATTTACAACCTCATCTACATATTCTATATACTCACTATACTTATCCATTTCATATTCTGAATAACTTGGTGTATTGTAATTTTGTGTTATGTTACAAGCCATTATCTACTTAGTTCATTTTTATATTGTTCAACTAAGTTATTTAATTCACCTCTTAGTCTATCAATTTCTTTAACATCTTCTTTTAATAATGCAGTTGTTAGAAAGTAATTTGTTTCAATAATTCTTTCTCTAATAATATCTTTCATAATAGTTTATTGTTTTTTATAGTATTGTTTATTACTTATAGTAGTGTTTATTTACATAAACAACTCTTTAGTATATATAAAAGTTTCAATCTCATAAATGTGTTTTTTTTGATATTTTTTCAATTATTTTTCAATTATTTTGTTAGGAGAGAAAGATATTTTAATATATAATATGTTATTAAAATGTGATGTAATAACTTTTTTTTGTTTTTAAGAAACCCTTGACTAATGTTAAGGGTTTCTTGTTTTCTTCTAATAAGTATAAGTATTACACTAAATGATACCTTTTTGAAAATAAATTAAAAATAATCACTAAAAACACAAAAGAGAGGTGTGAACTTTTTATATATAACTTATATAATTCTTATTGAATATATATCTTGGGTTCCAGGGAAGTAATTAGCCCTGGTTTGTCCCCCAAGTAAATAAAAAGACATAAATAAAAAAAAAGGACAAATATGTTTTCAAAACTACCAACACTAAAAAAGTTTAGTAAAGAAATTTTAACTATAGAACAACTACAAAGTATAGTTAAAAATAATCCACAGAGTGAATATATAGAATATATTAGAGGATTAGAATATAAATCAAAAGAATATAATACATCAAAATTAAATGTGAGTTGTATAATGCCACATGGTATATTTGTAAATGGTATTAAGAATACTGATATAGAAAGTTTTTCAGGTTATTTATTTTATGATATAGATGGTATTGATACCAAAGATGAACTAAATGATACCATTGGAAGACTATGTGATACCTTTCCTATTTCTTTTTTACAAAGAAGTTTAAGTAATAAAGGTTTTCACTTTCTAATTAAATTAGATGATACCTTTTCAATAACAAATGATACTTTCTTAAATGTTTATGACTATGTGAGAAGTATTTTAATTGATAAAGGTTTCAATATAGACCTTTCTGCTAATGGATTATCAAGAAAAATGATTATATCAAGTGATGAAGATTGTATATTAAATACAACTAACTCATTATCTATAGATATTTTATCTTTTAATAATTTTTCTATGTTAAGAAATACTAATGGTAAAGTTAAGATATGTAAAAGTAATAAAGATATGAGTATTACACTGAATGATACCTTTTCTATAATACCTATAAAAGAATTATTACAACAAATAAATATACAAACACAATATGTAAAAGAAATAGATGGTGACTATGTTATGGAGAATATAGAATTCTATACAATACTATTACCTGAGATAATTAAAGATGGAACTAAACATAGATTATATACAAGAATAGTGAATGGTCTTTATTTTATAAATGGTACAATTTCAAGACAACAAGTTATATCATACTTATTCTATGTAAATAATAGAGCAAACCCACCAATGGATAATAAATACTTATATAACTTCTTAACAAGATTATGTGATAACATAGAACAGAATGGTGTAAAGATAAAACCAAGAATAAAAAGAATACATTTTAATAAAGAAAGCAATTTAACAAAAAAACAAAAACAAATTATGGCAGCAAAAGTAATAGGAAATGAGAGAACTAATAAAACAATAAAATTGATAAGAGATACAAGAACTGAACTTTTATGTAGAAATGAAAAAGATACACAAAAAGCAGTACAAATACTAACAGGACTAAGTATTGCAACAATTAAAAGAAACTGGAATAAAGATGTAAAAGTAATTGATATTGAAGTACCAACAATTAAAGATGATATTAAAGAAGAACTAATTTTAGAAGTTATGGAAGAAGAAAACTTTTTTAATGATAGTGATAATAATAAAGAAGAGATAATGTCTAAAATAGAAGATATGAGAGTTATAGAGTATAAATATAAAAACTTTAAGGATATAAAAATTGAAATAACTAAAAAAGATAAAGAAGATTTTAAGGCAGCAATTGATAGATTAAATAAAGGTGGATTTGAAATTTGTTTATCAACATTAGAACTTTGTGGATTAGATAAATACAAATTAGAATATCTATATAATATATGGTATAGAAAGAATAAAATTATAACAGAGTAATATAAATAAGTAAAAAATACAAAGGAAGAAAGTATTTTTTTATATATACTATAAGTTGTTTATATAAACAATAAAAAAAAATTAAATTATTAAATATGAAACAAATTAAACTAATGCAGGGAGACAACATCTTGTCCTTAAAAAAATTACCTGAAAATAGTATTGATAGTATTGTGACTGACCCACCTTATGGTCTATCTTTTATGAATAAAAAATGGGATTATGAAGTACCTTCTGTTGCTTTTTGGAAAGAAGTTCTAAGAGTTCTTAAACCTGGTGGTCACGTTCTATCTTTTGGTGGCACCCGCACATATCATAGAATGGTAGTGAATATGGAAGATGCTGGATTTGAAATTAGAGACCAAATTATGTGGATATATGGTGTAGGTTTTCCAAAATCATTAAACATAGGTAAAGCATTTGATAAGAAGAATGGTAATGAAAGAGAAATTAAAGGAGAATATATTGCTCCTGATGGTAATAAAAGAACAGGAGTTCTTACAGGAACTGAATACTATAAAGAAGATGGTGATACATATAATAATGATGATAGAATAATAACAAAAGGTTCATCTCAATATGAAGGTTGGGGAACTGCTCTAAAACCTGCTAATGAACCAATCTGTTTAGCAAGAAAACCTTTAAGTGAAAAAACTATTGTAGATAATGTTATCAAATGGGGAACAGGTGGAATAAATATAGATGGATGTAGAATTGGAACAGATGATAATCTTATTAGAGATAATAAAACAAATCCTTATGGTGGTGATATGTGGATAGGTAGTGATAATGTTAAACCAAGTATAACAGGTAGCACGGAAGGTAGATTTCCAGCAAACATTTTATTTGATGAGACTGCTGCTGAAATGTTAGATGAACAAAGTGGTATAAGTAAATCAACAAAAAGAATTACAGGACAAGACTATAATAAAAAGAGTGATAATATAAATATAGGTGGTGGTAATAAAAACTGTGAATATGTAGATAAAGGTGGAGCAAGTAGGTTCTTTTTTAATGCAAAAAACTATGGAGGTAGAGAAGATTTTTTTATATATAAAGAAAAAAATATAATAATATGGAATACAAAATCCTTAAATACACAAGAATACAAAATGGAAGAATGTATAGAAGTGTCAGATGCATTGAGACAGGCAAGAGAAAATATATTGCAGAAGACAGAGTTGTATGGGAACAACACTATGGTAAAATACCTGTTGAACACCATATCCATCACAAAGATGAAAACCCACTCAATAATGACATTCTCAATCTTGAATGTTTACACAAAGATGAACATTGGGCACTTCACGCTGATGATAGAAGAAAAACAGTCACATCTATTGATGGAAGAGAATATATTGAATGTTCAGATTGTAAACAATCAAAATGCATTAGTGAGTTCTATAGAAACAAATCAAGAGGTATTGGTGCCTATTGTAAACTATGTTCTGGAAGAAGACTTAGAGAATGGAGAGACAATAATAGAGAACACCATAATCAATACCACAGAGAATACAGAACAAAGTAGGTTC